TAAGAGGTCAGCTGTTGCTGGCAAAAAACCAACAGACGGACAGTTACAGTTAGGTGAATTAGCTGTTAACTTTTATGATGGTAAGATTTTCCTAAAGCAGGATACTGGTGGAGTTGGTGTTGGAACGAGAATTGTAGAAGTTGGTGCAGGAAGCACTACATTTGCAGGTAAGACTTTATTTGTTACTGAAAATGGTAATGATGATAATACTGGGTTAGATGATAATAATGCAAAGGCAACAATTAAAGCAGCAGTGGCACTTGCATCTCCTGGTGATACTGTAAAAGTATTTCCTGGAACTTATACTGAAAATAATCCAATCAATCTTCCAGATAATGTTTCTGTAGAAGGAACAGAACTTCGTCGTTGTTTGGTTGCACCACAAAATACAAATACTGATTTATTTTATGTAAGTCAAGGATGTCATGTTACTGACTTGAGTTTTGTCGGTGGTCCAATGACGAATGGTGCAGCAGTTATTGCACTCAGACCACTTGTTGGTGTATCTTCTGATAGATTTTTTGATGCCGCAAGAATAATTCGTGGAAATTTAGATTTCATTGCGAAAGAAGCAGTAGGTTATATAACGAGTACAGATTATAAAAATCCTGCAATTACAATTGATTCGATAAATTGTGCTGATGATGTTAAAGATATCTACAAAGCAGTTTGTCACGATATTACCAGAGGTGGTAATTCTAAATCTATTGGAGCAGGTAAATCGTATTTTGATATTAATGGGAACTTAGATCATATTGTTGGATTTGGTGCAACAACAATTGATGTACTTAATTATTCTATCGGTATTGCTCGTTCTTGTATTAATAATATTACTTGGAATGGTGGATACCAATCGACTTTTACTCAAGTAAAGGATGTAAGTATTCAGGCAGAAGGTGGATCATACGATATAGGGAATTGTGCCAATGTAAATTCTGCAGTTACAGTTTGTGTTGGTATTGTAACTGGTATTATTCAGAATGGTATTAATGGAAATCCTGCAACAACCGGATTTACTACAAATTTCCCTGGTAATAGTGGAGCAATCAGTTCTGGTATTTTGACAGCATCCTCAAGTCCATTACAAGGAACCGGTATTATTACAAAAGGTCCTTATATAAGAAACTGTACCAATTTCATTCAGGATAGTATTGGTGCCAAGGTTGATGGTTTTAATGCTGATGAAGGAGATAAGATAAGCACAATAGGAGTTCAGGGTTCATTTAATGTTGACTCTTATACACAATATAATCAAGGTGGCATTGGAGTTTCAGTAACTAATGGTGCTTATGCTCAATTAGTCTCACTCTTCACTATTTGCGATGATATTGCAGTCTATACTGCCAATGGAGGTCAATGTGATTTAACGAACTCTAACTCATCATTCGGAACTAAAGGATTAGTTGCCGAAGGTATTGGTGATGAAACTTCTAAGTGTAATGATCGTTATACTGGAATTGTAAGTTCTACTGCAGCAGTAAGTCAGAACCAGATTGTTGTTTCTGGTGTAGGAAACAATCGTCCTTATGATGGTCAGGCAATTTATTTTGATCGGAAGTATTTTATTGTGAGTGATATTAAGGTTACGAATGGTGGTTCTGGATATACTTCACCACCAATTGTAAGTATTGATGCTCCAACAGGACCTGGTGTTGCTATTCCTGCACAGGCTACGGCAACTGTTGAGAATGGTGCGGTTACTGTAGTGACCGTAAGAAGTGGAGGTTCGCAATATACAGGTGTTCCTAGTGTTACTTTCTCTGGTGGTGGTGGATCTAGTGCTGCTGCCACGGCAGAGATTGATGCAATTTATTATGATGTTGCCGAGGCAACTAAACCTTCTGCTGGTATCACAACTATCAGTCTGGTGCAGAATCTAAATAATGAAGTTGGAGTTGGTAGCACAGCATACTTTGCAAGACAAAGTTTTCAGATTGTAAGTTCACATTCTTTCCAATACATTGGTGCCGGTAATACGATTGAGAGTGCATATCCGTCAAGGGGTGGGGTTTCAATTGTAGATAATGAAGTTATAACAACTGATGGTGGGCAAATTAATTATACCAGTACAGATCAAAGTGGCAACTTTAGAATTGGTGATGGTGTTGTGATCAATCAAACAACCGGAACTGTATCCGGAAACGTTTACATTAAGAGTTTATTCACGCAAGTAACACCATTCATTCTTGCCTTAGGAGGAGATTAATCAAATGGCAGTCGCAGCAGCAGCAGTAAATGTATTTAAAACGATTACAAATGTAGTCGGAACAAGCACAGTTGGAATTTATACGGCACCTGTCGGTTATACAGGTGTTGTTCTTTTATCGCAAGTAACTAATATTGGGGCATCGACTCAAACAATTAGTTTTGGTCATCGCAGAAGTGGAACAGATACTGAGATTGTTAAGAATTTAGCAATCCCATCAAGTGATACTGCAAATTTATTATCAGGAAAACTAGTTGTTGAGACTGGTGATACTTTGACAATTGTTGGTAGCACTGCTACCGATCTTAAATATTTGTCAAGTATTTTGGAAACATCAAATCTCTAATATTTTAAAGTAGAAAAATGGCAGCACCAATTAGATTCCTTAGTGGAAGAAATCAACAACAAAAAATTGGAATAGAAGGAAGTACTGATAACCAAAAGGTATTAGAGGTTGTTGGTCGAGTTGGTATTGGCACTACAATTTTTGAACCTACTTCGGAATTAGAAGTTCGTGGTGATATAAAAATTAGTGGAATATTAACTGCTGGTAATATTGACGTATCGACTGGACAAGTAAACTTTAGTCAATTAAATGTATCTGGTGTTTCTACATTTGCCGGTGCTGCCGACTTTAATGGTTCTATAGATGTAGATGGTCATACCGAACTTGATAATGTAAATGTATCTGGAGTTTCTACATTTGTAGGTTTAGGAACATTTAAAAATGATTTATATGTAAGTGATAATGTTTATATTGCTGGATTTGTAACAGCTACAAGATTGTATAGTAGTGTATTTGGTGAATTTACTGGATCATCAGTGTCTGCTGATAATTTAGTTGGATCAGCACTTTCTATTTCTGGTCTTTCTACCTTTACTGGTGCTGCTGAATTTAAGAGTTCTATAGATGTAGATGGTCATACTGAATTAGATGACGTAAATGTAAGTGGTGCCATTACTGCTACCACATTCACTGGTAACTTGGCAGGAACAGTTAATACTGCGGTACAACCTAACATTACATCAGTTGGAACTCTAAGTACATTAACAGTTTCTGGTGATATAACTGCCAATGGTAATATTGCCGGAGATAACTCTACAAACATAACCGGTATTGCTGGTGTTACGGCAACAACTCTAAGTGGAACATTACAAACTGCGGCACAAACAAATGTCACATCAGTTGGAACGTTAACCGGATTAGATGTTAATGGGCATACTGAATTAGATGACGTAAATGTAAGTGGTGCTATTACTGCAACTACATTTACTGGTAACTTGGCAGGAACAGTTAATACTGCTGCTCAGACCAATATTACATCAGTTGGAACATTAGGTGCTTTAACAGTTTCTGGTGATATAACTGCCAATGGTAATATTGCCGGAGATAACTCTACAAACATAACCGGTATTGCTGGTGTTACTGCTACGACATTATCGGGAACATTACAAACTGCGGCACAAACAAACATTACATCAGTTGGAACGTTAACCGGATTAGATGTTAATGGACATACTGAACTTGATAATGTAAATGTATCTGGAATAATTACTACAGCATCATTAAATGCAACTGGTAAGTTAACTACCACTGGAATTGGTATATCTATTGCGAATGGTGCCGGAAATACTGCATATATTGAAGGTCCATCAGAAATTTGGATTGATCCCTCTCCTGCAGGAGCTGGTACAACTTCCGGGTCTGTTAGAATTAGAGGTGATTTATATGTAGATGGAACAGAATTTATTGTTGATGTAGATAAAATTGAACTTGGTGATTTTAATATAGGAATTGCATCCACAGTATCAACAAACTCATTACTCGATGGTGCCGGACTTGGTATCGGTGCTACAAGTATTAGAAAGTTTATCACCTGGAATAATGCAACATCTGCATTAATGTCTAGTGAGAACTGGAATCTAGCATCGGGTAAACATTATGAGATTGCTGGAACTGATGTTTTAACTTCCGATACTCTTGGTAGTGGTGTTATCAACTCTTCATTAACGAGTGTTGGAACATTAGGAGCACTTACAGTCTCTGGGAATGTGAATGCAAATGGTAATATTATAGGTGATAGTGCCACTAATATTTCTGGTATCAATAGTGTAACGGCAACATCATTTTATGGTTCTGGTTCTAATTTAATTGGTATTAATGCAGGTCAAATTGCTGATGTTGGTGTCACTATAAGAGAAGAAGGATCTCTAGTTGGCACTGCAAGTAGTGTTAAAAATATTAATTTTGTTGGTTCTAATTTAACAGCAACAGCATCTGGTGTTGGTGCTACTATTACATTAACTGATACTCCTACTTTCTCAAGTCTGAATGTTACTGGAACTACTACGATTCCAAATATTTCTGGTGTCACTACATTTGCCAATGATGTAAATGTTGGTACTGGTATTACGTTTTATGCATCTACCGGTATTATTAGTGCAACGGCATTCTATGGTGACGGTCAAAATCTTAATAATTTGATTAATCAGAGAATTGAGGGACTTCAAATTTTTGATGAAGGTGTTGCAGTTGGCACTGGATATACATTTGCGGCAATTGATGTTGTCGGCAATAATGTTTCTGTCTCTGCGGTTGGACTTGGTAGTACTGCAAGGATAACAGTATCGGATACTCCAACATTTGATACTGTTGCAGTAACTAATAATATTACTGCAAATGGTAATATTATAGGTGATAATTCTACTAATATTTCCGGAATCAATAGTGTAACAGCAACATTATTCCATGGTTCTGGTGCAAACCTAACATCAATTCCTAACTCTGCATTAACAAACGATAGTGTTTCATTTGGTGGAGTATCCCTAGATTTAGGACAAACGGATGCTACTCCAGCATTTAATCTATCTGATGCTACCGATTATCCTACATCATCCTTAACCGGAACTATTACTAATGCACAGTTAGCAGGTTCTATTGCCGATGGTAAGTTGGCAAGCACATTCCTTAAGAATGTAGTAGAAGACACTACTCCACAATTAGGTGGTAACTTAGATCTTAATAGTAAGTTTATATCTGGAACAGGTGGTATTAATGTCTCCGGTGTTGTGACTGCCACAACTTTCAGTGGTAATGCAACATCATCGACAACTGCGACTAATGTAACAGTTGCCGATGAAAGTTCTGATACTACTTGTTTCCCACTATTTGCAACAGCAGCAACAGGAGACTTAGCACCTAAGAGTGGAACTAATCTTACTTTCAATTCTTCTAATGGAACACTAACTGCCACATTGCTGAGTGCCAACACAATCACCGGTGCTCATAGTGGTAATGGTGCAGGATTAACTGCTTTATACGCAAGTGAACTCACTTCGGGTGTCGTGCCAGCAGCAAGAATGTCTGGCACATATAATATAGAGTCTGCTACCTTTACAGTAACTGCTAATAACTCAGCAAACGAAACTGTATATCCAGTATTTGTAGATGGAGCTACTGGAGCACAAGGTGCCGAAACTGATACTGGATTAAGTTATAATCCAAGCACTGGTTTATTTACGGCAGTAGCATTCTCTGGTTCTGGTGCTTCCTTAACTAATTTACCGGCATCTACTACCATTACAGTTGCCGATGAAAGTTCTGATACTACTTGTTTCCCACTATTTGCAACAGCAGCAACAGGAGACTTAGCACCTAAGAGTGGAACTAATTTAACCTTTAACTCAAGCACAGGTGCATTAACTGCTACATCATTTAGTGGTTCTGGTGCTAGCTTAACATCAATTCCTAACTCTGCATTAACAAACGATAGTGTTTCCTTTGGTGGAGTATCTGTTGACTTAGGTGCTTCTGATTCAACACCGGCATTTAATCTATCTGATGCTACTAACTACCCAACATCATCCTTAAGTGGTACAATTACTAATGCTCAGTTAGCAGGTTCTATTGCCGATGGTAAGTTAGCAAGCACATTCCTTAAGAATGTAGTAGAAGACACTACTCCACAACTTGGTGGTAACTTAGATCTTAATAGTAAGTTTATAACCGGAACTGGCGGATTAAATGTTACTGGTGTTGTAACTGCTACTTCTTTAGATGCTGCGATTTCTGAATGGGTATTGGGAGCTAACGGATCAAGTGACTATACATTTACCGGACCCGGACTTACTGGTGCCGAAAATGATCCTTCAATTTATCTTGTAAGAGGTCAAAAATATAATTTCAAAAATAGTAGTGGTGGTCATCCATTCAGAATTCAAAGCACTCCAAATGGATCGACAGGAACACAATATAATGATGGAATAACTAATAATGATGCCGGAAATGGAGTTACTTTAAATTGGAATGTTCAGTTTGATGCTCCAGATGTTCTTTATTATCAGTGTACATCTCATGCTGCCATGGGTGGTAAGATTTACATTGGGAATAGTGGAGAATCAATTGTTGTAGGTGCTGCAGTAACAATAAATTCTAGTGGTATTAATGCTACCGGAGTTGTAACTGCCACATCATTTGCTGGTGATGGTTCTAGTTTAACTAATATAGTATCACCATCATCTAATGGTGAGTTTTATACTGGAATTACAAGTTCTAGACAAATTGCTCCACTATCTTTTGAGTCAACGGTATTTACTTTCCCATCAACATCAGGCAAACAATATGTAATTGAGTCTATTAATGTTGCGAATATTGATGCTTCTGTTGGTGTTGGAACAACCGTTAATATTATTGCTTCTATTCAGGATGCAACAGCAGCAGAACAAACTTATATTGCTTATAATGTCCCAATTGTTAATGGTGGTTTGATTGAATTAATTAAAAATCCAATTGTTGCCGGTCCATCGGATGTAATTAAGATGTGGTCCACAAATGATGGATACACTGGAGTCAGTAATGCCGCAGAAGTTTATATGAATTATAGTGAATTTACAAGCACTGATTATATTAGTAAGTTTGCCTCTACCACTACTATTAATAGCACTGATACAATTACCCTATATACATCAACATCTAATCCAACAGCAATTGAAAAAATTGGATTTGCAAACAGAACTGATACTGGTGATTTCCCGATTTCTATTAAGATTACGAACGGAACAACAACATCTTATCTTGCTAAAGATTTAATTATACCAAGATACTCTACGGTAGATATATTGGATAGACCAAAGAGAATTGAGACTGGTGCTAAAATTGAAGTTGAGGTTGGGTCAACATCAACTGTTGATGTCATCATTTCCGGCAAGAAAATAACATCCTGAGGGTAGAATAAAATGGGAATAAGAAATGATGTATTTGGTCTAGAGCAGATTTATCAACTGCAGATAGAAGGGCAATGGTCCACGAAAGAAGATGTCTGGTTAACTCCGAGTCCTTTTACTAAGGCACTTCCTTTTGGTTACTTTTCTGGTTCTTATCCTGTTACATCAACAGTAGACCGTGTTGATTATTCTAATGATACCGCAACAGCAGCAGTCAAAGGACCGTTAACTGTTGCTACATCTAATTTGGCAGCAACAGGTAATGCTTCCTTTGGTTACTTTGCTGGTGGTTTTCCTGGTCCATTATCAAGAGTAGACCGTATTGATTACTCTAATGACACTGCAACGGCATCACCAAAAGGACCATTAAGTCTTGCTAGGTATGGTTTAGCAGCAACAGGTAATAGTTCTTTCGGATACTTTGGTGGTGGTGCTGGAGTATCAACAGTGGACCGTATAGATTACTCTAACGACACAGAAACAGCATCACCTAAAGGACCATTAAGTATTATTAAATATCTCTCAGCAGCAACTGGTAATGCTTCCTTTGGTTACTTTGGTGGTGGTGGTCCTGGTCCATTATCAACAGTAGATCGTATTGATTATAGTAATGATACTGGAACAGCATCAGTCAAAGGTCCATTAACTGTTGCTAAATGGTACATGGGAGCAACTGGTAATGCTTCCTTTGGTTACTTTGGTGGTTCTTATCCTGCAGCAGCATCATCAGTAGATCGTATTGATTATTCTAATGACACTGCAACGGCATCAGCAAAAGGACCATTGAGTGTTGCTAGAAGTGCTTTAGGAGCAACAGGTAATAGTTCCTTTGGTTACTTTGGTGGTAGTGTGACTCCTGGTGCATTATCATCAGTAGATCGTATTGATTACTCTAATGACACTGCAACGGCATCAGCAAAAGGACCATTAAGTGTTGGTAGATATGCTTTGGCAGCATCAAGTTCTCAGGCTAATGGACTTCCGCAGACAACATTATTCCCGGCATCATCAGTAAGACCTGACGTAGTACCACAAGGATTTGACACTGGTTACTTTGGTGGTGGTGCTCCTGCAAAATCATCAGTAGATCGTATTGATTACTCGAATGATACTGCAACGGCATCAGCAAAAGGACCATTAAGTGTTGGTAGACGTGGTGTGAGAGCAACCGGCAATCAAAACTTTGGTTACTTTGGTGGTGGTGGTTCATATTCAACAGTAGACCGTGTTGATTATTCTAATGATACTGCAACGGCATCAGTAAAAGGACCATTGAGTCTTGCTAGAACTTACCATGCGGCAACAGGTAATACTTCTTTTGGTTACTTTGGTGGTGGTTCTCCTGGTCCAAAATCAACAGTAGATCGTATTGATTACTCTAATGATACTGCGACGGCAGCAGTCAAAGGACCATTGAGTCTTGCTAGACATGGTGTGACAGCAACAGGCAATAGTTCTTTTGGTTATTTTGGTGGTGGTGCTGGTATATATTCAACAGTAGATCGTATAGATTATTCCAACGATACTGCAACGGCAGTAGAAAAAGGACCATTGAGTCTTGCTAGAAGATATTTGGGATCAACAGGTAATGCTAACTTTGGTTACTTTGCTGCTGGTCATCCTTCTGTATCAACAGTAGAACGTATTGATTACTCTAATGACACCGCAACAGCATCAGTAAGAGGTCCATTAAGTTCTACTAGATATTATGCATCGGCAACAGGTAATAGTTCCTTTGGTTACTTTGGTGGTGCTTATAGTGGTGCTCCAGGAGCAACAGTAGATCGTATTGATTACTCTAATGACACTGCTACGGCAGCAGTAAAAGGACCATTGAGTATTGCTAGATATGATTCGGGGACATCAAGTTCCAGAGCCAATGGAATCCCACTCAAAGGACCTGGTATCTTAGAAGTTCCAGTCTCAATGGCGACAGGAACTTATGGGACTCCTAACACCGGTTACTTTGCTGCTGGACAAAGTAGTAGTTTTTCTCCTGCTAGACCGTCAATAGTACAAAGAATTGATTACAGTAATGACACTGCAACGGCATCACTAAAAGGACCATTAATTTCTTTCTTTCAAGGTTTAATTGGAACAGGTAATGATTCTTTTGGTTATTTTTCGTCTGGCACTCCTACTTCTCGTGTTGATTACTTAAATGACACCGTAACGTCAGTAGCAAAAGGATCATTAAATACTAGTCATAATTCTGGAGGAGCAACAGGTAATGCTTCTTTCGGTTACTTTGTTGGTGGTCCTGGTCCAAAATCATCAGTGGATCGTGTAGATTACTCAAACGACACCGCAACGGCAGTAGCAAAAGGACCATTAAGTCTTGCTAGAAATGAATTAGCAGCAACAGGTAATCAATCTTTTGGTTACTTTGGTGGAGGTGATCGTCCCGGATATAGTACCATGCGATCAACAGTGGATCGTATTGATTACTCCAATGATACTGCAACGGCATCATTAAAAGGACCATTAAGTGTTGCTAGATATGGTGTACAAGCAACAGGTAATGCCGACTTTGGTTACTTTGGTGGTGGTAGAACTACTCCCTCACCAACTTATTACTCAACAGTAGATCGTGTTGATTATTCTAATGACACTGGAACTGCATCACCAAAAGGACGATTAGTCGGTAGTAGAGCACAGACGGGAGCATCAGGTACTGCTGACTTTGGTTATTTTGCTGGTGGTGGTACTCCTAGTAGTCCTTTTGATACATCAACAGTACAACGTATTGATTATTCAAATGATACCGCAACCACATCAAAAAGAGGACCATTACTTTATCCTACAAGACTCTTAGGAGCAGCAAGTGCCAGAGCCAATGGATTTACTGTGGTCGGTCCAGCAGTGGTTTCTAATGCCGCTGCAGTCGCAGGGTCATTTAATCCAACAACCTTTGGATACTTTGGTGGTGGTGCTCTTACAAATTCGACAGTAGATCGTATTGACTACTCTAATGATACTGCAACGGCAGCAGTAAAAGGACCATTGAGTCTTGCTAGAAGATACATGGGAGCAACAAGTAATAGTTCTTTTGGTTATTTTGGTGGTGGTGGTCCTTCAAAATCAACAGTAGATCGTATTGACTATTCTAATGACACCGCAACAGCATCACCAAAAGGACCATTAAGTGCTGCTAGATATGGTTTATCAGCAACCGGTAATGCTAATTTTGGTTACTTTGGTGCTGGTTATTCTAATTATTCAACAGTAGACCGTATTGATTACTCTAATGATACTGCAACGGCAGCAGTAAGAGGACCATTAAGTCAGGCTAGATTTGATTTGGGAGCAACAGGTAATGCTTCCTTTGGATATTTTGGTAGTGGTACTCCTGGTTCAAAATCAACAGTAGATCGTATTGATTACTCAAACGATACGGCAACAGCATCAGCAAAAGGACCCTTAAGTGTTGGTAGACGTGATGCGAAAGGAACTGGTAATGCTAACTTTGGTTACTTTGGTGGTGGGGTTCCAGTATCAACAGTGGACCGTATTGATTACTCAAACGATACGGCAACAGCATCAGTAAAAGGACCATTAAGTGCGACTAGATATTACCATGGGGCAACAGGTAACAGTTCATTCGGTTATTTTGGTGGTGGTAATCCTGCAAAATCATCAGTAGATCGTGTTGATTACTCAAACGATACGGCAACAGCATCAGCAAAAGGACCCTTAAGTGTTGGTAGACGTGCTTTGGGAGCAACTTCAGCAGCAGCAAATGCACTTCCACAATAGTATGCTATAATAAACAAAAGATTGATTATATAATATGAGTATAATGATCGCACTCCCCTGTCACGGGGGAATTGTGAATGAAAAGACAACGATGAGTTTGTTTAATCTAGGTAAACTCTTAGTAAGAAATAATATTCCGCACGGTCTTCTCACTCAGGCAAACTCTTCCCTGATTACTCATGGAAGGTCAAAGTGTGCTAACTTTTTTATCAACAATACAGATCATGAATATCTGTTTTTCCTTGATAGTGATATTGGATTTAATCCAGAAGATGTGCTAAGATTATTGAGTCATAATGAGAACATCGTTTCTGGCACATATCCAATGAAGACAATACCCATTCGGTATTGTGTTGATGTCTTAGAACCAGAAGAACGCAAGGGTGATTTACTTAAGGTCGGTGGAAATGGTATGGGGTTTGTGATAATTCATCGTAATGTCTTTGCCGATATCGCACAGAAATTTCCATATCTTAAATACATACCATCAACCAAAGATAGTAACTATCCACCAACAGAAGCAGAGATGAATAACTCATATCATTACTTTGCAGAAGAAAAGATTGATGACAGTTTTGCATCAGAAGATAAAAGTTTCTTTTATCGTGCTAGAATGTCGGGGTATACTCATTGGCTAGATACTACAATCAAACTACAACACGTCGGTTCACACGTCTTTACTGAATAATTATGAAGTCCGGAGCAACTGAAAGTTCATTTCATTATCTTTCACAATATTATGAATTTCCTGAAGATGTAGAAGTATCTCATCTTCCAGAGGAACTGAAAAAATCTAATAAAACATATAAAATCTTATGGGCACATCATGCATATGATCAACCTGTATTTTTAAATTTTAATCATGAGACTGTAGATCATATTGTAACTCCTTCTCATTGGGCAAAGGAGCAACTGATTAAGTTTCATCATATTCCAAAGGATAAAATTACTGTAATTTCAAATGGTGTGAATGATATCTTCACCTATTCTGAAAATAAAACTAAGACTTTTATTCATACTTCTATTCCTTATAAAGGTCTAGAGTTAATGCCCGATATTATTAGGAGAATTCATACAAAACATCCTGATGCAAAGTTTAAAATCTTCTCATCAATGTCTTTATATGGTCCTCTCAATGACACATATATAGAACTGTATGAGGAACTAAAAAAACTTCCTAACGTAGAATATTCTGCGGCAGTGGATCAAGAAGAACTTGTAGAACATTATCAAGATGCTGCATTTTTTATTCATCCAAACATTTGGGAAGAAACATTTTGTGTTTCAATGGCAGAGGCAATGAAATGTGGTGCATATCCTATCATTACTGATATTGGAGCACTTTCAGAAGTTGCAACTGAGAACTTTGCTTCGGTTGTTCCTTTAAATGGAACCCGAACAACCAAAGGATATGAGGTTACCGAAAACTTTCTAAATACATTCACAGAGATTTGCTGTACTGCTTTAGATTATTTTGAGGGAGACAGAACATATTATAACCAAATCTCAAAATCTCTTTCCAATCATATTTCACAGAAGTGTGACTGGAAAAAAATTGCACACCAGTGGAAAAAACTGATTACTAAAATTACAAGTGGAGCACCCATGACTACAGAAAATACTGAATTGGCTTATACTCCCATCACTTCTGAGCAGGCAGTGATGGATGATGAATATCTACAGCAAGCATTTGCCAATGTTCTGAGGTGGGAGGATAGTGATAAGGAACTTGCACAAGGCAGAACTAATTTCCAGTTAGAGAAGTTTGCACTTCTTGATACTCATACCCTTCCTGTTGCCTTTGAGAATACTCTGAAGTCTCGTCGTCAGATGGCAGAAGGTTATATGTATAAACTCATTGAGATGAAAGAAAAGGTCCGTGAGTTTGACTTTAAGTGGGCAGATAAGGATAAAGCACAACCAATTTTTTGGGAAGAAGGTGGACCCGGTGGTGGTTCCAAGAAATTGTGTTGGTTTGATTTAGATGAACTTACACTATCTCATTATCTGAAGTCTTGTGAACTTGAGATTCGTGACCGTCTCCACCAGATGCAACACCTAGATAAGATTCTTGAGAAACTTACCGAACAGAATGGTGGTAAAGCAGTCACCCGAGAGCAGTTCCTTGATGCTGATGGACAGTATTGGGAAAGAAGATTTGCCGACCAGGCTATGGATGAAATGGTTGCGGCACAAACTGGTATCTCTATTGGTAACCTACACAGTATGCGTCGTGCTTCTGCACCTGCAATTGTTGATAAGAGAAATGAATTACCAGAAGGTTATTTGCCTCTGAATAAAGTTCTCGAAAGTCCTCAAGGTAAGATGGACTTCCTGAATGATCTTCAGAAGAAAGTTCTTACAGGTATCCAAGAAGTTACTGGTGAAAATCTTGGTATGATTGCTGGTTCTCCAGAAGAGGAGCAAAAGAAACTGCAAGGTTGATATGAACCAGAAGATTATTGTTGCCGATGACTTTTATGATATCGCACATCCATATCATAAAGGTATCGTAGAAGGTGAACCAATTTTTACTGATGAAGCACCCCAGAAAATTTCACATCTTCTGGGTCGTGAGATAAAAGTAGAGAACTTATTTAATGAAGTTGCTCCATCCAATACTTCAAATCCAATCACTGCTAATCTTGCCTGTGATTGGATTGCGGTTGTCTATCTAACGATGCCTGGTGATTGTGTATCACAAAGAGGCATGAGTTTTTATAGTCATTTAAGAACAGGATTTGATGCATTCCCTGATGAGTATGCCCGTCAGTTACATGGAATACAGACACAAGAAGATATTATGGTAACATTTAATATTGATAATAGGGAAGAGTGGAAAGAATATTCTAATGTGTATGTAAAATATAATCGTATTGTATTATTCGGTGCTGATTTATGGCATTCATATGGTAAAGGTTTCGGTGAACAACTAAATAACTCAATGATATACCAGAAGATGTTAATACAAAATGCCTAGAGGAATATTTAGATTAAAACAGGTATATGAAGAGCAGTTATCAGGCAACTGGTCCACGAAAGGAGATGTCTGGAATACTCCGAGTCCCTTTTTATCGTCTGGTCCTGCTCCTTTTGGATACTTTGCTGGTGGTATGAATCCTTCTTCTGTTTATGTAACAACAGTAGATCGTATTGATTACTCCAATGATGCAGCAAAGGCATCAGTTAGAGGACCATTGAGTATTGCCAGAGGGTATGTAACAGCAACAGGTAATGCTTCCTTTGGTTACTTTGGTGGTGGTATTCCTTTTTCATCAAAGTTAGACCGTATTGATTACGGTAATGATACAGTAACGGCATTAGCAAAAGGAAACCTAAGTATTTCTGTATACAATGCATCAGCAACAGGCAATGCTTCCTTTGGTTACTTTGGTGGTGGTGCTCCTGCTACAAAATCCACAGTAGATCGTATTGACTATTCTAATGACACTGCAACAGCATCACCAAAAGGACTATTAACTGTTGCTAGGGCATCATTGGCAGCAACAGGTAATCAATCATTTGGTTACTTTGGTGGTGGTTCTACTCCTAGCCCTACAACTGGATTATCAACAGTAGACCGTATTGATTATGGTAATGATACCGCAACAGCATCACCAAAAGGACCATTAAGTGGTACTAGAAGATCTTTTTCGGCAACAGGTAATTCTTCCTTTGGTTATTTTGGTGGTGGTTATGTTAATCCAGGAAATACTTCAGTATCAACAGTAGACCGTATTGATTATTCTAGTGATACTGGAACGGCACCGGCAAAAGGTCCTCTGGTAAACGTCGTTAACTTAAGTGCTGCAACAGGTAATTCTGAATTTGGTTACTTTGCAAGTTATCAAGCCAATGTAAATCGTGTTGATTACTCTAATGACACCGCAACGGCAGTAGCAAAAGGACCATTGAGTGTTGCTAGATTTTATATGGGAGCAACAAGCCGTAAAGCATATGGACTTCCTTATATCACTGCAAGAGGGACAATTAACCATGGTTACTTTGGTGGTGGTTTTGGTCCATCAACGTCATCAACAGTAGACCGTATTGATTACACTAATGACACTGGAACAGCAGTAGTAAAAGGACCATTAAGTGTTGCTAGACAGGCTTTAGCAGCAACAGGAAACTCAACACATGGTTACTTTGCTGCTGGTGGATATTCAAGAGTAGACCGTATTGATTATACTAATGATACTCCAACGATATCACAAAGAACACAATTAAGTATTGTTAACGCGTACTTGGCAGCAACAGGTAATGCTTCATTTGGTTACTTTGGTGGTGGTCATAGTCCTAGTCCAAAAACAAATGTAGACCGTATTGATTATTCTAATGATACCGCAACGGCAGTAGCAAAAGGACCATTGAGTGCTGCTAGATATCAATTAGCAGCAACAGGTAATACTTCTTTTGGTTACTTTGGTGGTGGTGGTTCTCCTGGTAAAATATCAACAGTAGACCGTGTTGATTATTCTAATGACACTGGAACAACACCATCAAAAGGACCATTAAGTCTTGCTAGAAATGCTTTAGCAGCAACAGGTAATGCTTCCTTTGGTTACTTTGGTGGTGGATATGGAAGTGATTATTTATCAACAGTAGACCGTATTGACTACTCTAATGACACCGCAACAGCAGTAGCAAAAGGACCATTAAGTCTTGCTAGATTTGGTTTAGCAGCAACAGGTAATGCTTCCTTTGGTTACTTTGGTGGTGGTTATCTTAATCCCAATCGTCACTCAACAGTAGATCGTATTGACTATTCTAATGATACTGCAACGGCATCACCTAAAGGACCATTAAGTGTTGCTAGAAATGGTTTAACAGCAACCTCAGCAGCAGCAAATGCACTTCCTACTAATACTGGAAATATAGAAACATTTATAGCATCAACAGATGCAAGACCAAATGTAGTACCACAAGGAACTGACTTTGGTTACTTTGGTGGTGGTGGAGGTCCCGTTAAGTCAACAGTAGATCGTATTGATTACTCTAATGACACTGCCACGGCATCATCTAAAGGACCATTAAGTGTTGCTAGAAAACGATTAGCAGCAACAGGTAATGCTTCCTTTGGTTACTTTGGTGGTGGTCAGATTCCTCCTAACATATCAACGGTGGACCGTATTGATTATTCTAATGACACCGCAACTGCAGTAGCAAAAGGACCATTAACTGTTGCTAGACAGTTACTCTCTGCTACAGGTAATCAAAACTTTGGTTACTTTGCTGGTGGTAGTCCCGCTATATCAACAGTAGAAAGAATTAGTTATTCTAATGATACGGCAACGGCAGTAGTAAAAGGACCATTGACTGATTATAATAGATTAAGAAATGCAGCAACAGGTAATGCTAACTTTGGTTACTTTGGTGGTGGTAATAGTCCTAATGATTCAACAATAGATCGTATTGACTACTCTAATGACACTGCAACGGCATCAGCGAGAGGACCATTAAGTTCTGCCAAATATTCCTTAGCAGCAACAGGTAATGCTAACTTTGGTTACTTTGGTGGTGGTAATCCTGGTCCATTATCAACAGTAGATCGTGTTGATTATTCTAGTGACACTGGAACAACACCATCAAAAGGACCATTGAGTGCTGCTAAGTATGGTGTAGTAGCAACCGGTAGTGCTGACTTTGGTTACTTTGGTGGTGGTAATCCTGGTTCAGTATCAACAGTAAGTCGTATAGATTATTCTAATGACACAGCAACAGCATCAGTCAAAGGACCATTGAGTGCTGCTAAGTATGTAATGGCAGCATCAAGTTCCAGAGCAAATGCAATACCACTCAAAGGACCTGGTATCTTAGAAGTTCCAGTCTCATTGGGTGCTTTTAGTCTTCCTGCACCACAAGGATTTGGCACTGGTTACTTTGCTGGTGGATGGCAACCATCTAACTCACCAAGTTTCCCAAGCACTGTCTACTATTCATCAGTTTCTAGAATTGATTATAGTAATGATACCTCTACAGTATCGGCAAGAGGACCATTAAGTATTACTAGATATCGTTCAGCAGCAACAGGTAATGCTTCCTTTGGTTACTTTGGTGGTGGTGCTCCTTCATTATCATCAGTAGACCGTGTTGATTATGGTAATGATACTGCTACGGCATCAGTCAAAGGACCATTAAGTGCTGGTAGATCTAAATCGTCAGCAACAGGTAATCAATCATTTGGATATATTGCTGGTGGATCTGGATTTGATCCTTCGGTAGGAACAGTTTATTCTACATCAATAGAACGTATTGATTATTCTGGTGATACTGCAACCGCATTAGTAAAAGGTAATTTGAGCATTGGGGGAGAGGATGGGGCAGCAACTGGCAATCAATCATTTGGTTATTTTGCTATTGGACAAGCAATGCCTGGAAGTGCTAGAGTAACAACAATAGATCGTATTGATTATTCTAATGACACCGCAACGGCATCACCGAAAGGTCCATTGTCTGTAAAGAGAAGGGAATTTGGAGCAACAGGTAATGCTGACTTTGGTTACTTTGCTGGTGGATATAATAGTGTTCCTGGTAGCAATAATTGGGTGTCAACAGTTGACCGTCTTGATTATTCGAATGATACCGCAACGGCAGCAGTCAAAGGACCATTGAGTCAAACTAGAGGTACTGGATGTGCAACGGGTGATAGTTCTTTTGGTTATTTTGGTGGTGGTGCCGGTAATAATAATGATAATTTATCATCAGTAGATCGTGTTGATTACTCTAATGATACTGCAACCGCATCACCTAAAGGTCCACTGAGTCATTCTTTAAGGAATAGTGGAGCATCAAGTTCCAGAGCCAATGCAATCCCGACTGAAAATATTGTAAATTATGCGGCAGGGACTTATGGGACTCCTAACACCGGTTACTTTGCTGGTGGATATCAAACCGCAACAAATCCTAACTGGTTGACATTAGTAGAACGTATTGATTACTCTAATGATACCGCAACAGCAGTAGAAAAAGGACCACTAAACACCCAGACATGGAGAATGGGAGGAACAGGAGTAGGTAATCAATCATTTGGATATATTGGTGGTGGAACAAATCCTTCAGATAATAATCTCTCAACAGTACAACGTATTGATTACATTAATGATACTGCCACGGCATTATCAAGAGGTCCATTAAGTGCTGCTAGAAAATATTCCACAGGAATGAGTAATGAGAACTTTGGTTATTTTGCCGGTGGTGTTCCTTCTCCTCAGTTAGTGGATCGCATTGATTATTCTAATGATACCGCAACAGCAGTAGCAAAAGGTAATCTGGCATCACCTTTTAAATATCATGGTGGAGCAGGCAATCAAGACTTTGGTTATGTTGGTGGTGGATCTGATAGTGGTTCAAAAACATATGTAAACCGTATTGACTACTCTAATGACACCGCAACAGCAGTAGCAAAAGGACCATTAACTGTTGATAGATATGGTATAACAGCAACAGGTAATGCTTCCTTTGGTTACTTTGGTGGTGGTAATCCTGGTGCAGTATCAACAGTAGACCGTATTGATTACTCAAACGATACTGCAACAGCATTAGCAAAAGGACCATTAAGTGCTGCTAAAGCATACACAGGAGCAACAAGTAATGCTAACTTTGGTTACTTTGGTGGTGGTACTCCTAGTGTAAAATCAACAGTAGATCGTATTGATTACTCTAATGATACTGCAACGGCATCACCAAAAGGACCACTGGGTGTTGGTAGAAATCGTCTTTCAGCAGTAAGTGCCAGAGCAAGCGGATTTACTGCAATATTGGGTCCAGCACTTGTTACAAATACTCCAGAACCATTCTTCCCAATAACATCCTTCGGTTACTTTGCTGGTGGAACACCAGGCCAGACAAGAGTGGATCGTATCAATTTTAATAATGATACCGTAACGGCAGTAGAAAAAGGTAACTTAAGTGTTAGTAGAATTTATGGTGCAGCAACAGGTAATAGTTCTTTTGGTTACTTTGCTGGTGGACTTCCAAAATCATCAGTAGATCGTATTGATTATAATAATGACACCGCAACAGCAGTAGCAAAAGGACCATTAAGTGTGGCCAAATATTGGATAGGAGCAACGGGTAATTCTTCCTTTGGTTATTTTGCTGGTGGTCAAGCTCCTTCAAGTAAAGTATCCACAGTAGACCGTATTGATTATTCTAATGACACTGCAACAGCAGCAGTCAAAGGACCATTAAGTTCTGCTCAACACACAACGAAAGGAACAGGTAATGCCGACTTTGGTTATATTACTGGTGGATGGTCAGCTGTTTCGACAGTGGATCGTATAGATTATGCTAATGATACCGCAACGGCAGTGGCAAAAGGACCATTAAATGTGGGTGTAGGTCGTCATGCGGCAACAGGTAATGCCAACTTTGGATACATTGGTGGTGGTTATCCTGCAAAATCAACAGTAGAACGTATTGATTATTCTAATGACACAGCAACAGCAGCAGTCAAAGGACCATTGACTATTAGTAGAAATCAACATGGAGGAACAGGTAATGCTAACTTTGGTTACTTTGGTGGTGGTGATCCATCTCCTGCTATAAGGCACATAGATCGTATTGATTATTCTAATGATACCGCAACGGCAGTAGCAAGAGCGAATGCATTCTCTTTCGATAAGAACTGGCCCATGGCATGTTCACCAGCAGCAAATGCACTTCCACAATAGTATGCTATAATAAACAAAAGATTGATTATATGAGACAGAATATTATTGTTGTTGATGACTTTTATGATAATCCAGAAGAGGTCAGGAACTTTTCATTAACTGCAGAGTTTCCTGATCCCGGTGATGACTATACATATCCTGGAAAAAACTCAGAAGGTTCATATTATTCTGAAGAGATTCATAGAAAGTTTGAGGATCTTGCCAAGGAACTACTCATTCCTGCAGATAAGAATGGATACTTTCGTCTTTCATTAGAGAAAGATAAGTATAAACAAGACGTTCATGTAGATCCATCCTGGGAATGGGGTGCCGTAATTTATATGTCCGACCCAAAGGATTGTGTTGATGAGGGTGGCACATCATTCTGGAGACATAATACTCTGAATTATGAGAACATTCCCAAGACAGACTTTGAGGCACAGCATCACGGATGGCCAACATATAAGGAATGTTGGTGGACGATGGTCTATGGTGATGGACTAGATAGAGATAAATGGACACGACACTTTCTGTGTCCGATGAAGTATAATCGTTTAGTATTATTCAGAACTCATCTGTGGCACTCGCATAATTATAATTTTGGTGATACACTAGAGAATGGTCGTATGGTCCAGTTGTTCTTTTTTAATCCGGTGAAGGAGTGGTGAATGAAAACATATCATTTTATGGCAGGTCTTCCACGATCCGGAAGCACCTTATTGAAGAGTTTGATTGACCAGAATCCAAACATTCATACTGAACCTGTGAGTTCTGTAATGGAACTGATGTATCATACGGAAGAATACTTTAAAAAATCAGAACAGTATCAGGGATATCAAAAACCACAGAATGCTCATAAGATTATTAGTAGTTTTATAGAGAATCAATATTATGAAAGAGAAGAAGAGATAATCATTGACCACTGCCGTGCCTGGCCAAATAACATAGAACGATTAAAGACTTACATTACACCTAATCCAAAAATCATATGTCCTGTCCGTAATATCACAGAAGTATTGACTTCATTTATTACAATGATACATCGCAACTCTGATGAATTTAATTTTATTGATAAGGCACTGATTGATGGTGGGTTCAGTGTGGATGATGATAATCGTTGTCAGTATTTGATGGGTGATGATGGTATTGTAGAGCAGGCACTATGGGCACAGTCTCAGGCATTCGTTCGGCACGATGATAAGTATTTGTTGATGGTTGAGTATGATGATCTAGTCAATACTCCAGAAGAAACGATGAGAAGAATTTATAATTTCTTGGAGGTTGATTACTATCATCATGATTTTAATAATGTGCAGAATAATCATAGAGAAAGTGAAGACCAGTGGAACTTAAAGGATATGCATTATGTCCGTGATAAAGTCAAGAAAATATCAAAGAAACCCGAAGATGTTTTATCTCCTTTTATTCTAAATAAGTATAAGAAACTGGAATACTGGAAGTATCCGGACAGCCCCTATTTGGTAAAAAATGGCAGCAACTAATAAAAGAGGAATATTTTCATTACTTGATGTAAGAGAAAGACAGGGTGCCGGAGTTTGGTCCACGAAAGGAGATGTTTGGTTACAACTACCAGGAGGACTCACAAACTTTGGAACTGGTGTAGTGGCAACTCCTAACACTGGTTATTTTGGTGGTGGTAATACTTATCAAACAACAGTAGACCGTATTGATTATTCTAATGATACTGCAACAGCATCAGTAAGAGGTCCATTACTTTATGGTGGAACACAAAAATCAGCAGCAACAGGTAACAGTTCTTATGGTTATTTTGGTGCTGGTTATGCTCCTTATACGCAAACTAAAATATCAAGAATTGATTACTCTAATGATACTATTACATCAGCACCAGTAGGTTCATTAGGATTTGGTAAAATTAATGAATCTGCAACAGGAAATAACGATTATGGATATTTTGCAGGCGGTCGTGGATCTGCATCGGGATGGCGATCAGCAGTAAATCGTATTGATTACTCTAATGACACTGCAACGGCAGCATTAAAAGGACCATTGAGTCAGGCTAGGGCATATTTGGGATCAACAGGTAATGCTTCCTTTGGTTACTTTGGTGGAGGACTTGTCCCAGCAGTAGTATCATCAGTAGACCGTATAGATTACTCTAATGATACTGCAACGGCATCAGCAAAAGGACCATTGAGTGTTGCTAAATATCTCACAGCAGCAACAGGTAATGCTTCCTTTGGTTACTTTGGTGGAGGACTTGTCCCAGCAGTAGTATCATCAGTAGACCGTATAGATTACTCTAATGATACTGCAACGGCATCAGCAAAAGGACCATTAAGTCTTGTCAGAGAGAACTTAGCAGCAGCAGGTAATGCTTCCTTTGGTTACTTTGGTGGTGGTGGTCCTTCTCCTAGTCCAAAATCAACAGTACAACGTATTGATTATACTAATGATACAGCAACAGCATCTCCAAAGGGTCCATTAAGTGCTGCTAGACAGGGTTTAGCAGCAACCTCAGCAAGAGCAAATGGATTTTCATCAGTAGTTGATTCAACAGTACCACCAGCAAACTCAACAGAACAAAGATTCCCAGTATTTTTCTATGGATACTTTGCTGGAGGTACTGGTGGAACAGCAGTCATAGATCGTATTGATTACACCAACGATACAGTAACAGCATCTCCAAGAGGAACATTATTACAAGTAAGAACTGGTGGTGCAGGAACAGGAAATGCTTCCTTTGGATACTTTGGTGGTGGAGGAAATTCATCAGTAGAAAGACTTGATTATTCCACCGATTCATTATTACCATCACCAGGACTCAATCTTTCAACAAAAGGACCATTAAATTCTTCTAGACAATACTTTAGTGCTGCAGGCAATTATGATTATGGATGGTTTGGTGGAGGATTACCATCACTTACTACAGTAGACCGTATTGATTACAACAATGATACCGCAACAGCATCACCAAAAGGAAATCTTACCTCTGTTACTTCAGGAAATGCCGCAACAGGAAATAAAGACTATGGATATTGGGCGGGTGGTTATAATCCGTCATTTAATCAACTTGTAGATCGTATTGACTACGCAAATGATACCGTAACGGCACCGGCAAGAACTGTACTATCTTCTGCAAGAGGATTATTTACAGCAACAGGTAATAAAGATTATGGTTATTACGGTGGTGGTTATAATCCTACTAGAATATCAACAGTAGATCGTTTAGATTATGCAAATGATACTGTATTCTTATCAACAAAAGGACCATTAACGATTAATAGACAAGGTCCAGGAGCAACAGGAAACACAACTCACGGTTACTTTGGTGGTGGTTTTACTCCTGCTGCAAAATCATCAGTAGACCGTATTGATTATTCTAATGACACCGCAACAGCAGTAGAAAAAGGACCATTGACTGTTGCTAGATATTATCTGGCAGCAAATACTTCTATTATCAATCTATTAGATTATTCTTCTTATACACCATCACCAGCACCAGCAACACCACCACCCACAAGTGGTTATTTTGGTGGTGGTTATAGTACTAAAGGACACCAAAGTATTGAAAGAATTGATTATGCAAATGATACTACAACGGCATCATTTGATTCATTCCTGCCAACAGGACGGTGGTACTTAGCAGCAACAGGTAATGCTTCCTTTGGTTACTTTGGTGGTGGGGTTACAGTATCAACAGTGGACCGTATTGATTATTCAAGTAATGATGTATCTGGTCTCACAAAAGGACCACTGACAGTCGCTAGAAGGGAATTGGCAGCAACAGGTAATAGTTCCTTTGGTTATTTTGGTGGTGGTTTTCCTGCATATTCAACAGTAGACCGTATTGATTACTCTAATGATACCGCAACAGCATCACCAAAAGGACCATTAAGTACTGCCAAGTATGCTTCAGGAGCAACAGGTAATGCTTCCTTTGGATATTTTGGTAGTGGTGTTCCTTCTGGTTATCCGTCAGGGTATCGTTGGATTGATAAGATTGATTACTCTAATGATACCGCAACAGCATCTCAAAAATCTGCATTCCAAAATCTCAAGTTTAAATATTCTGCAACAGGAAATAAAGATTATGGATGGTTTGGTGGTGGTTCTGCATCATATTCCACGTCAATAGAAAGACTTGATTATGCAAGTGACATGATCTGGGCACAAACAAGATCTAATCTTTCTCCCGCATTTTTATCTTATAGTGCAGCAACTGGTAGTGCATCATTTGGATATTGGAGTGGTAAGTATTCACCTATAATATCAACAGTAGATCGTTTGGATTATTCAAATGATACAGCAAATACAGTTACCAAAGGTCCACTGAATATTGCAAGAGGACTTCATGCTGCTTGTAGTCCAGTTGCAAATGGTATTGGATTAACTCCAGTTCCAGTTCCAGCAGCACCAGGAGCACCAGTTCCTACAAGTGGTTATTTTGGTGGTGGTGTTAACCCTCCATACCCTGGAGGAACATTTGACGTTGATCGTATAGATTACTCTAATGATACTGTAACCGCATCCTGGAGAGCATCACTGAACAAGTTTGTCGCTTACATAGCAGCAACAGGTAATGCTTCCTTTGGATACTTCGGTGGTGGTTATACTCCTAGTACAGTATCAACAGTAGACCGTATTGATTACGCAACGGATTATCAAATTGCACTTTCTAAAGGACCATTAAGTGTTGCTAGGCAGTACTTAGTAGCAACAGGTAATAGTTCCTTCGGTTACTTTGCTGGAGGTGTGCCTGGTCCAAAATCAACAGTAGATCGTATTGATTATTCCAATGACACCGCAACTGCAGCAGAAAAAGGACCATTAAGTCTTGCCAGAAGGCACTTAGCAGCAACAGGTAATGCTTCCTTTGGTTACTTTGGTGGTGGTTATCCTACAAAGTCAATAGTAGATCGTGTTGATTATTCTAATGACACCGCAACGGCAGTAGAAAAAGGACCATTAAGTTTTGCTAGATATTACTTAGCGGCAACAGGTAATGCTTCATTCGGTTACTTTGGTGGTGGTTATACTCCTGCTGCAAAATCATCAGTAGACCGTATTGATTATTCTAATGACACCGCAACGGCAGTAGCAAAAGGACCATTAAGTGTTGCTAGATATAACTTAGCGGCAACAGGTAATAGTTCTTTCGGATACTTTGCTGGAGGTGTTGCTCCTGCTGCAACATCATTAGTAGACCGTATAGATTACTCTAACGACACAGAAACAGCATCACCTAAAGGACCATTAACTAATGTAGAATACGGCAATACTGCTTGCAGTCCTGTTGCCAACGGTCTATAAATACCTTAAATACCATATATTATGATTGAAAATCCATTATCATATATTCTCATTCGTCCTAATATTATCAATTCAGAAGGACTTCAAGAATTAGTAAATCATATCAAATCTTCACCCGCAGAAGATTTATCTGTTTTTGATTCAGAGACAACGAATAGAACAGGTGAGACATCATGGCAGGTTGATAAGAAGACAAGAGACACACAAATTGTTCCTATGGGAAATTTGTATCCCAAGATTACGGAACTTCTTCATCATGCCGTAAAAGAAGTTATCAATCCTTTCTATGGTATTGAGGTAACCAGTAGTGAAGTCCCACAGGTTCTATCTTATGGTATTGGTGGACACTATAAACCTCATATTGATGGGCAGAGTATCTGGGTCACACCAAGAGGTGAAAAGATTTGGAAGAAATCTACGGATAGAGATATTTCTATGGTCTTTTATCTCAATGATGATTTTGAGGGTGGAGATTTTATTTTCCCAGAACATCATATTCGTGTAAGACCTGAACCTGGTATGATGGTTTGCTTCCCTTCCAGTCATTATTATATGCACGGAGTAGAACCAGTGACAAGAGGAAAAAGATATAGTATAGTGTGTTGGGCTACGGTAAAAGGTCAACCAAGTATGGACGAAATTAATAATCAGTTATCTCAAGAGTATGGAGTTAAAGTAATTTAAATTATGGCAAACATTTTGGGAGTGCAATTCGGACATGATGGATCCGTCTGCCTTGTTAAGAATGGTAAGTTAGAGTTTGCCATTGGAACAGAAAGAATTACTGGTATTAAAAAGCAACAAGGATTTACAGACGAGATTATAAATTATGCTTTGGACTCTTGTGGTTTAACAGTTGATGATATTGATTGTGTTGCCACCAATGATTTTAAGCAAGAATTTTTTGGTAATGAATATCTTGTAGATAATTTTATTATTCAGGGTAGAGAGATTAAGTGTTATATTATTTCTCATCATCTGGCACACTGTGCCTCTGCATATTATACTAGTCCATTTAATGAGGCACATTGTTTCAGTATGGATTGTAGTATGGGAAAGATAGAAGCAAATTCTCTGGTGGCATATGGTAAGGGGAAGAAACTTTTTGCCGAATATTGTCCCGGAGAAATGGTCGGAGTATTATATGGTGAAGTAACAGAGAAGTTAGGACTCGGACCTGCACTTCATAAGGCAGGAACAACAATGGGTCTCTCATCATATGGGACACCATTTGATTTTGATTATCAATCTTATACTGATGATATCAAACATAAGATGAATGTGGCAGCATCCGTTCAGAATTTGTTTGAGAATAAAGTATTGAGTGTCTTAAATGATATAGATCAGAACTCTAATAACCTTTGTCTCTCCGGAGGATCATTTTTAAATTGTAATGCTAACTCAGAGGTCGTAAGAAAATCTAAATTTAAACAGTTTCATCACTTTCCGGCATGTGGTGATGATGGAACAGCAGTTGGTTCTGCACTTTATGTGTCTCATCATATTCTTGGAGAGGCAAGGTATGATTACGAACCACAAGACATCTGTTATACCGGAAGAGATTATCCAAGTCAGACACCGGACTATAATCACATAGCAAGACAAATTGCCGATGGTAAAATCATTGGTTGGTTTCAGGGCAAATCAGAGTTTGGTCCAAGAGCACTAGGTAATCGTTCTATTCTTGCAGACCCAAGAAACTTTCATAATCGTGATCTCATCAATCATGTTGTGAAGAATAGAGAATGGTTCCGTCCTTTTGCTCCTGTTGTATTAGAAGAATGCTATCAAGATTGGTTTGACTTTCCTATACCTAGTCCTTATATGCTTTATACCGCACAGGTGAAGCAACCAGAAAAAGTTCCAGCCATAACTCATGTTGATGGGTCTGCCAGATTTCAGACAGTCACAGAGAAATCTAATAAGCACTACTATAATATTATTAAAGCATTTGGAGAACTAACTGGTGTGCCTGTTCTACTCAATACAAGTTTAAATGGGAACGGACAACCTATATTAGAAACCGAAGAGGATGCACAAGAGTTTTACAAAAATTCTAAATTAGACATGATGATTATCAATGGTGCTATAATATAAATATTTGAAAGTTATCTCACAAAAAATGGCAAAATATCTAAAGCATTATTGGAAGAATGGTGGGTCATGGCTTACCACATCAAATGTTGTGGGTCAGACACACCCAGAGTCAGACTATGCCGGTCTTGGGGTAAAGATCTGGATGCACGACTCTGATGGTGTTGACGTATGTCTTTCTGAAGTTCCTGATAGCACTGCGATTTCTACGATCACCGTAGGTTCCAAGAATGCGGTTATTGAACTGACCGAAACTCAATTTAATTCTGTTAAAACTCCTCTTGATGAAGAATCAGTTCTTCGTCAGGCAGCAATGGAGGCAGAAATGAGTGGTGATACTGACACTGCAGCAACTAAGAATACTGCTGCAGATGCCAAAGCAACCGAAGCACAGAATGCACTGAATGCACTCTGATTTGACAATTTAATTTAAATATTTTATACTAATAGGAGTTTAAACCTCCTATTTTCTTTTTTATGAACTTTACTGTATACACAAAAGAAAATTGTCCTCACTGTTATAAGATTAAACAAGTATTGGAATTGACCGGAACAGATTTTGTATCTTATAAACTTGAAGAGGACTTTACAAGAGAGGAATTCTATGCTAAATTTGGTAAAGGTTCTACCTTTCCACAGGTAGTATGTGACAATAAAAAATTGGGAGGATGTGTTGACACAATCAAATTCCTCAGAGAACATCAAGTCATCAAGTCTTAACATAAATAAAAATGAAGACCACAGAAATCGTGGTATTGAATTTTTACTTAATGGAGGAAAAAGAAAGCAGACACAACCATTTCATATTATCTTTGAAAAGATGGTCTGCTTTCTGAGACGGGAAGTAACTATCTATTTCGAATTTTCTATTAGTACAAGAAAAAGAGAAGTAATCTCCCGGAGTAAGAAAAATGTTAGCAACTAGTTTAGTATTTGGATCATTTTTGACTATTCTATTTCTCATGATGGGACTTTTAATTGGTTGGACTGCTAGAGAATACATGATGAACTATCGGGAGGCACCGAGATATCATCCCGAAATGTTTGATGAGCAAGGAAATCTTATTCCAGACGAAGTAATCGCATTTAATTTTGAAAACTATGACGACAGTAACGAAGAAGAAAACGACAACGACTAAGGCAGCATCATTAGAACTTCCAAGAAATCCATTTGTCTTTGAAGTTTTGGATCTTGTTTCCAAACAGAGAAGTAAGGCAAAGAAGATTGAAGTTCTGAAAAAGTATGAGCATATTTCTTTGAAGGCAGTATTCATTTGGAACTTTGATGAAAGTGTAATATCTGTTCTTCCTGCAGGAGAGGTTCCTTATTCTGGATTTGAGGATCAGGCATCATCAAATGGAACTTTGAGCACTAAAATTACTGAAGAAGTTCGTAGAATGCACGAAACCGATTCATTCTCAATGGGTTCGAGTGATAAGAACGGACACACTACAATTCGTAGAGAATTTAAAAACTTCTACCACTTTATTAAGGGTGGTAATGATAGTATGAATAGTGTTCGTCGTGAAACGATGTTCATTAACATTCTTGAGGGACTTCACCCACTAGAAGCAGATGTTGTCTGTCTATGTAAGGATAAAAAACTTTCTGAAAGATATAAAATCACAAAGGAAATTGTGAGTGAAGCATATCCAGATATTACTTGGGGAAATCGTTCATAATTATGGCAAATCAATTGGGAGATGCTCCTACTAAAACAGAAGAGGAACAGTCTATGACTTCATGGACACCATCAGAAAAAGAAAATTCTAAATCCGTATATGGATGTGATATACTGATAGAGAATGGAACTTGGGAACAAGTATCCACTAAAGATTGTCCTTATGATGCCATGATAATCACCTATGTGGTTGATGGGGAAACGAGATATGATTTGACTCGTAGTCAGAAAGAAGTTCGTATATTTAACATGTACTGGGATAAGTTCCGTGAGAATCTAAAGGGAATTGGTTTTGGTATGGGAAGAACCAATCCAAAACTATGGGGACTGGAACCACCACCCCCAACCAAAAAACGAAAATAATTCCAAAATATCGGCAAAAAAAATCCCGGCAATTTTTTGGTCTGTAGGGATTTTCAGAAACCTCTTGACTAAATACAGTATAGGGTCTATAATGGACCTATCGTTCATCAGAGGAGACTCTGACGCAAGTAAGTCGCGGAACGGAGCCGTTCATCCCATGATTGAATTTCTTTTATATTCATCACTCACATGCCAACAAGCCGATAGTATTATGCTGAAGATGAAAGCAAACGAGAATCTCTCTGATGCTTTTAAGGTTGAGTTGGTAGAGACCGTAAAGGAATCTGTACCTGAGTGTATATGGGACGCAAACGACTAAAGGAACGGACCTAAAAATCCAACTACTTTAGGAGTAAACAAATGAACACACTTCAAATGATTAAAAAGCAGATCAACAAAGTATCTGCACTGCACGACGCACAGATCACTCACACCTCATATCGTGGTGTTGAGTATGATACTCGTTGTGTAAAATCAAACGAAACACACGGTACATTCTGTTATCGTGGTCGTGTCTACAATAAGTGAGTCACTTACGTTAAAATTGTTAGGGGGGTTGCAAGACCCTCTTTTTTTATGCTATAATTAATTCAAATATCGCAGTATTATGGAGAAAGAAAGGTTAAAACTAATTGTCCGAAATCTTGAATTGCTTGTTGATTCTCTAAAGGCAGAAGTTTATTCTGATGTTGATATACATACCACAAAGCAAGAAAATTTTGATAATCCATCTTCTGATTATATTTTAGATTACGACGAAGTTTTTGAGGACGATGATGGATAATCGCACTAAAATCAAAAAGGTTAAAGATCTTGCAAAACTATTTGAAAGATTAATAGCACAAGATCATCTTTATAGTGAAGAACGTATTGTAGAGATGAAAGAAGCACTCTCTTCAATAAAAGAACAAATTGTAAAAATGGAACAAAAGAATTACAAAGGATTTGGTAAATGAACGTAAAACTGATTAGTGTTACTCCTGATGCAGAGAAAATGATGGGATATGTGGCACGAGTGTCAAATCCTTCTAATCAAGAGAATCCAAAGGTTGCTGGTCTTCTTAAGTATTGTGTAAAGCACCAACACTGGAGTGTCTTTGAGCAGTCATTCATGACTCTTGAGATTGAGACTACTAGAGGACTGGCAGCTCAAATCTTGCGTCATCGGAGTTTTACATTCCAGGAGTTTTCGCAACGGTATGCAGATTCATCAATGCTTGCCGATACTATTCCTTTGTTTGATCTAAGAAGGCAAGATACAAAGAATCGTCAAAATTCTATTGATGATATTAATCCACATACTCGTCAAAATTTTGAAATGAAGATTCAAAAGCACTTTGATGATGCTATGCAACTGTATCAAGAAATGCTTGCTGCTGGAATTGCAAAGGAATGTTCAAGATTTGTGCTTCCTTTGGCAGTACCAACCAGAATTTATATGAGTGGTTCATGTCGCTCATGGATTCATTATATTGATTTGCGTTCTGCTCACGGAACTCAAAAAGAGCACATGGACATCGCAGAAGCATGTAAGAGTGTTTTTGTAGAACAGTTTCCAACAGTAGCAGAAGCTCTGGAATGGATCTAAATATTTTTATACTGAATTGATAAAATGGCAACGTATCCGATTATTAATAAAGAAACTGGTGAACAAAAGGAAATAGTTCTGAGTATTCATGAGTGGCCAAAATGGTGCGAAGATAATAGTGATTGGATTCGTGATTGGTCTGACCCATCTACCTGCCCTAGACCAGCAGAAGTTGGTGAATGGAGAGATAAACTTGTGGCAAGAAATCCTGGATGGAATGAAGTTTTGAACAAGGCATCAAAAGCACCAGGTTCTAAAGTATCTAAAATCTAATGGCAAGAAGAAAAAGAGCATCTGCGAATGATCAACCCATTGGAGTTGGTCTTACAACAAAGCAGATGAAAAGAAAGAAACCATTAAGTTCTGGATACTTAGTGGATATAGACCCACTCAATGATAATCAAAAAAGATTGTTCAATTCTTATAAAGAAGGAAAGCATCTAGTCGCATATGGTTGTGCAGGAACAGGTAAGACCTTTATAACCCTCTTTAACGCACTTAAAGATGTATTGGACGAGAATACACCTTATGAGAGAATCTACCTTGTGAGGTCTCTTGTAGCAACTAGAGAGATTGGGTTTCTTCCCGGATCCCATGAAGACAAGGCAGACATTTATCAAATTCCATATAAGAACATGGTGAAGTATATGTTCCAAATGCCTTCTGATGCTGATTTTGAGATGTTGTATGGCAATCTTAAATCACAGGAATCAATTAAATTCTGGAGCACATCATTCCTTCGTGGAACGACACTTGATAATGCGATTGTGATTGTCGATGAATTTCAGAACCTGAATTTTCATGAACTCGACAGTATTATCACTCGTGTTGGTGAAAATACACGAATTTGTTTCTGTGGTGATTCTCGACAGTCAGATTTAAATAAGGCAAATGAAAGGAATGGTATTGTTGACTTTATGAACATCTTGCGTAAAATGCCTTCTTTTGATATAATTGAGTTTGGAACTGACGATATTGTTCGATCTGGTCTAGTCAAAGAGTATATCGTAGCAAAAACAGAAGCAGGTTTTTAATGTTTAATCATGTTGATTTGAATCTTCCTCAACTTGAGAGGGAGACTATTGATGGAGTCAGATACTATTCTGTTCCTGATGAAGAAGAACTCTTAAAACTAGTTTCTATCACTTCGGTGACGAGTCATTATAATAAGGAGACTTTTATAAAATGGAGAAAAAGAGTTGGTGATGAGGAAGCAAATCGAGTCACAAAGGCGGCAACACGTCGTGGAACTGATTTTCATAGTCTCACTGAGTGTCACCTAAAGAATGTAGAGTTACTAAAAGTTCCTCCTATTTCTGATTTTCTATTTAAAATTTCCAAGGGAACTTTAAAGAATATTGATAATATTCATGCTCTGGAAACTTCCCTATATAGTAAGCAGTTGGGTATTGCTGGAACCGTCGATTGTATTGCAGAATACGAGGGTGAATTAGCAATAATTGACTTTAAGACTTCTAAGAAACCGAAACCAAGAGATTGGATCGAAAACTATTTTGTACAATGTGCTGCATATGGATGTATGTTGTATGAAATGACTGGTATCCCGGTCAAAAAATTTGTAATCATTATGGCTTGTGAAAATGGAGAATGTGTTGTCTACGAAGAACGAAACAAATCAAAGTACATCAAACTTCTTACCGAATATATTAGAAAGTTTGTTAGAGATAAATTGGAACTCTATGGAACCGAATAAGGAACTAGAAAAGGTAATCGAGAATAAATTTTTGACACCTTCTAAGTTTGCGTTAGAAATCGAAAAGATTGTTGCCGAGGAAAAAATCAACTATATCGATGCGATTGTTCACTATTGTGAAGTCAATGAACTTGATGTAGAATCAGTCACAAAACTTGTATCGAAACCACTGAAAGAAAAACTGAAGTGGGATGCCACGAGACTTAATTTTATGAAAGCAACTTCGAAAGCAAAACTGCCTTTATGAAAGTGACTCCATTTGATACCTACCAACATTATTTGTCACTCAAAAATCATTTTACAAACCCAAAATACGACTTCTTCCGATATGGTGCGAAGACCCGTGCAAGTGTTTCTTCATTCAATAAAAGAAGAGATAAGTATTGGTTCGAGAAAACCAGTCGTAAATATAATGATGAAGAAGTTGTAAAATTTCTTGTATCTAACTTCGCATACGCCGACAACCCACAAAACTTATGGATTGGAGAAATTATCAGTTCTGGAGAAAGGACTTACGCAGATTGGACAAAGAGACAACAGAGTTTGACTTACTTGTTCAAAGAACAAAGCAACGAATTACTCTCGAACAACGAATTAGAGAATCTATTCAGTTGCTCGAAAGGTCATCCAACAATCTTAAAAAGATTTCTTGGTGGAGACATAAGTCTTGAAACTTTTGTAATCTATGATAGAATATTCTCATTCAGAAAGAAGTTTGATAAAAAACTGAAAGATCCTGTATGGGAAACCGTAAGTTTAAAACTCCAAAAATATTCTCCCTTTCTAAATATTGATGTATTCAAGTTTAAGAAAATTTTGCGGGCCCTTGTAGATGAGTGACTTTTTTGATTCTGAAATCATTCAGGAAGAACTGAGTGAAATTAATGAAATGCAAGAAAAAATCTACGAAAGTTTTATTACTTTCGGTAGAATGTCCCGTGAACAAAAACTTGAACACGTTGAAATACTTACAACCTTGCTTGAAAAACAGCAAGTGATGTATACTAGACTATCTCTTTCTGATGACCCAAAGGCCATCGAGATGAAAGATAATCTACGCAAATCAGTTTCAATGATGGGTTTCCCACCAGAGACTGATATGATGACTTTATTCAGTAGTATGAATGCTACAATCAAATCTCTCAAAGACTATATTGACGACTGAGAGAATTTCTGCTATACTATCCGAGTAAATCCAAAACATCCAAACTAATCTAAGGTAATCTAAATGTCTTTTGCTGATCTTAAGAAGCAATCCAAACTGGGTTCTTTGACACAAAAACTGGTCAAGGAAGTCGAAAAAATGAATAATGCAGGTAGTTCAGGAGATGAACGTCTGTGGAAACTAGAATGTGATAAAGGTGGCAATGGTTATGCCGTTATTCGTTTCCTTCCTGCTCCTGAAGGTGAAGACCTCCCATTCGTCAAACTCTATTCCCATGCCTTCCAAGGTCCTGGTGGATGGTATATTGAGAACTCTCTGACAACTCTGAGTCAGAAAGACCCAATGTCAGAATACAACACGATGCTGTGGAACAACGGCACCGATTCTGGTAAAGAACAAGCACGTAAGCAGAAACGTAAACTGACTTATGTCGCAAATATCTATGTTGTAAAAGATCCTGCTAATCCTTCTAATGAAGGTCAGGTAATGCTTTACAAATTCGGTAAGAAAATCTTTGATAAGATTACTGCCGCAATGCAACCTGAGTTTGAGGACGAGGAAGCAATCGATCCGTTTGACTTCTGGCAGGGTGCTAACTTCAAACTGAAGGCAAAGAATGTTGCCGGTTATCGTAACTATGATTCTTCAGAGTTTGCCCGTCAGGATGCACTTCTGGAAGATGACGAAGCAATGGAAGCAATATGGAAGAAAGAGTATTCTCTCGAAGATTTTGTTGCTCCCGATCAATTCAAGTCTTATGATGATCTGAAGAAGCGTCTTGATTATGTTCTCGGTATCAAAGGAACGACTAAGTTCCAAGACCAAGAATCCGTTCAGGAAGAAGAAGAGTTCCGTCAACAGAATCGTGCAGAATCAAATCCTGTCCCTCAGTCAATGAAGGAAGAACTTGATAGTCTGTCACCTACCAAGACTGATGATGACGATGATGATACACTCTCATACTTTGCCGCACTCGCAGCAGACTAAGTAAGATGGGGAGGGAAACCTCCCCTTTTTTATGGATTTGTAACTCTAGTATTTTCTGTTCTGATTAGATTGTCGTCAACATATTCTGATGAACGATCATAAATCATAATTTCTCTCATATCATTCAAAAACTGCTGTAAATATGATGGTTTTAGTAGATATATTGATGATTTTTCATTATTTTTTCTAACTTCATATTCATAGTTATTGATATTAATCACAGGATTTAAAGTAGTTGCAGTATTCGAAGGATTTGGAATTGTAAAATCTTCATCTACAACTTTACCTGCCGGAAGAATCAATCTACCTTGAGTATCTTTTACTTCTGTTGTTTCATAATGATGCACGGAAGATAATCCAGTAACACCATACTTATTTTCTGAATATCTATAGAGGTCACGATTTGACAGTGGCCACTGATCTCTGACTCTTGTAATATTTGCCGTCATTAAAACGACCCAATCAAGTTCTGCACTTCCATAAAGTTCTTCGGCAACTGTATCGGGTCTTGCACCCTCTACAATTTCATACTTATCAAAAATGGTGAATACATTTTGTAAGTCATCACGTAACTTATTTCTTCTGAATAAATTCTTAACTCTCAAATAATTTTGAGAAGAATTGCTGTCAGATAAAAATGATTGATAGTCTAATTCTGGTAGTTCTCTGAAATATCCCATTTTAGTATCCTACTCCTCCGGGTGTTGCTGGATCCTGACCTGGTGCATATGGACCAGTATACGGAATATAATCAGTATTATAAATTGGTTCGAGTTCTTGAAATGTTAAGTCCATAATCATTGATACTGGTGTTCCATCTTCATAAGTTGTGTAATTACCCTCTCCTGTATAATTGACATTTACGGACGATAAAAAACACTGTTTAAATTTATGTAAGAATGAGTGTGGTTGACCACCCTGTCTATATCTCAATTCAAAAATATCTGGAGTTTTTAAGAAAGTTTGTCCATCTACTTTTGGTGCCATATGATATTTAAATGTTCTTATAATATTTCTAATCTCTTCTGCTTCTTTTGGTCCTCTGGGCACGAATTTGAATTGAAATCTAAAAGTGCGAAGACTTGGACCATTAAATAATAACTCCATATTTGGATTTAAAATTTGTCCTGTTGATCTTGCTAAAATTTGAGCTGGAGTAATATTAATATTAGCAATAGCGACTGCCTTTGACGCTAATATTCTAGTTACAAATCCTGCGGCTCCTTCGACTCCTCCAGCTGCCTTTTTAATATTCCCTGCAGTTGCTGATACTGCACCAATAGTAGATTTTAGACCATCCATCACATCCGCATTTCCTGCATTATCCACATAGTCTCTACCGGTATTCATGATATCCATCACTCCACCGACTGCGGCACCGGCAATACTATTCAGATTTGATGATTGATACGATACTGAATTGCTATCAGAAATACTTGATGGTATTGGTAATAATATTGTTGCCTTTGATGCTTTTTTGGAGTTTTGTCTTATTCCTCCTGCTCTTGCACTTATGGAGGTTGTAGATATATCTTTATTAATTGGATTCCCATCATCATCATTTATCTCTACATTAATGTTCTTGGCACGATTAGTAGCCTTAATTGCAGTATATTCAATAACATCTATCTGCAAATAATCAGTCCTCTCTGTAAAAGCAGTATATGGATATCTTAGTATAGGTTTCGTACTATTTTGTGGCATCTGCCTTACTTTTTAGTTATTTAGAACGAACTTTAGCAAAACCGAGTTCTATCACATCAGACATCTCTTCTGGATAGATTTCGTAGAGTCCACCAATGATTTGATTGTAATCATATTGCCTTCTACTATTCTGCGTATTCCAATGAAAATTAATTCCACGAAACCCCCAAGAGAATACTTCGGTAACACCTACAAGAGGGTGTTGGTCATACTGCATTCCTGGTGTCTTGGCATTATAAAAGAAGGTATAATATTTTCCACTAGAAGGAACCTTACCACCTTCGGATAAAACACTGATTAATTCAGTCATAATATCATCAGCAGTTTCGATACCAATTAAAGTATCAACAACACCACGCACACGATTATCATTATCTTCTGTTGGATTTCTTCTTTGTTGGAGTGTTTTTCTTGGCATTACTTAATACCGAGTTCGTTTTCTGTAAGGACCTTAAACTCATAACCATGATCTAAACACCATTCTTTAGCGGCATTCCACTTTGCCTGATTTTTAGCATACTCAACGACTTCATAGATATAACGTTTCGATGTTATTTTTTTAACTTTAGGTTCGATACACTGTTTAAATGGTTTGATTTCAATAATCATTTTTTTAATCATACCATTTGATTCTTTGACTTTAATATAAAAGTCTGGAAAGTATCTGTGATATCTGTTATCAATGGGTGAACGATAGGGAACAATAACTTCTTCACTTCCCCATTCTAAAATATTCTGGTTATTATCACAATAAATCATAAATTTGCGCTCCCATAAGGAACGATAAATGATGTTATTGGGATCACCCTTATACTTTTTAGGATAAGATGGTTTATATTTTCCCTTATATGACATCTAAATAACTAATAACAAAGTAGACATACAGGTATTTAGAGTGGCTCGTCCTTATGTAAGAAGTATACAACCAAGAGATGCTAAAGAAATATTTGGTAAATTATCACAAACAAATCATTATCAAGTGAGTTTTGGTAGTCTTCCTGGAGAAGTCGAAAGGCATATTCGCAGAAAGTTTGGTGTCTTTGATGCAAATAATTTTATGTCTCAAAAAGGTGGTGTTCTTTGTTCTGATGCATCATTACCAGGAAGTTCTTTGGCAACTGGAGAAGTAAGAGATAATTTTATGGGCATTCCACAAGAGTTTGCTCATACTCGTTTATATGCTGATGTTGATTTTACTTTTTACATTGATTTAGATTACACAAATCTTCGTATTTTTGAGGGGTGGATTGACTATATTAGTAGTGGATCTGAAAGCACGGATGGAATGAATGAATTGACCGATAATTATTATCGTCGAATGCAGTATCCTGAAAATTATAAAGCAAATACGATGTATATCACTAAATTTGAAAAAGACATTGATAATAATGGAAGAAGATTGGATTATCTTTTTGTAAATGCATTTCCAAAATTGGTAAATGCAATTCCAGTTCAATATGGTGGTGCAGATATTTTAAAAGTAGGTGTGAGTTTTAATTATGATCGTTATATTATGAATCCACAAGGTTCTGTCACAAGAGGAAATTCTGGAAGTTTTAATGATGTAGATAGAACTCAATCATCAGCAGAATTACAACAAGCAAAACGTAATACAACTGACTCTTTATCTGGTGCTCCTCCAGCACCAGTACTACCAACACGAAATGAAATATTACGAAGCGAAGCTGCCCAACTCGCAGAATCGAATGTGATAATAGAGAAGGACAATATATTTCCCGATCTAGAAATAAGAACCTTCACCAATAACACCTTTACGACAGAGAGAGACAAGACATTCCCGGACCTTGAAATAAGAACCTTTAAATAACCCCGCTAAATAAAATTACTGAAGTGTTATTACAATTACTATGCCTTTACCCAAGATTAATACACCGACTTATGAGTTGGTGTTGCCTTCTACCGGAAAGAAGATTAAATATAGACCCTTCCTTGTGAGAGAAGAAAAAATTCTTATTATGGCAATGGAATCTGAAAATATGACCGAGATTACCAATGCTATTGTTCAAATACTTTCAGATTGTATTGTTTCAAAGGATGTCAAAGTAGAATCTCTTGCTACTTTTGATATTGAATACTTATTCTTGAATGTTCGTGCCAAGTCTGTTGGTGAAACTGTTGATGTGAATATTACTTGTCCTGATGATGGTGAGACACAGGTAGAAATGTCGATTGATATTGATTCAATTAAGGTTCAAAAGACTAGAGGACACAAAAATATCATCAAACTTGATGATGAACTTTCAATGAAATTAAAGTATCCCTCACTAGATCAGTTTGTTGAGAATAATTTTGAGACAGAAGAGGGAGCAAGTGAAATTAACCAGTCACTTTCAATGATTACATCTTGTGTTGAGATGATTTATAATCAAGAAGAGAGTTGGGAAGCATCTGATTATTCGAAGAAAGAACTTGATGAATTTATTGAGCAATTGAATACTAAACAATTCAAACAAATTGAGAAGTTTTTTGCTACGATGCCAAAACTTTCTCATACAATTGCAGTGAAAAATCCAGAAACTGGTGTAGAGTCTGAAGTTGTTTTGGAAGGATTAGCAAGTTTTTTCAGTTAGGTATGGCTCATACAAGTCTTGAGTCATACTACAAGATAAATTTTGCCTTGATGCAGCATCATAAATATTCATTAACAGAACTAGAAAATATGATTCCGTGGGAGAGAGAAGTTTATCTTGCTCTACTTCAACAATATATTGAAGAAGAAAACCTAAAGGCACAACAGCAAAGTGGAATCTAACTTAAGTATAAAGACAACAAATGCACCAAAGTTGAATGTGGAGACTGTTTCATCAGCAGTCTTTGGGAAAGAAGATAGTGCTGGAAAAAGTGGTTCCGGAGAATCTCTCAAAAATATTCATAAGACACTAAGTAAATTATCTGGTCATGTAAGAAAATCTGTAATTCGTATCGGAGCATTAGAAAAAAGAGTAGATAATCAAGAAGAAAAAACGGCAAAAATTGTAAATAGTATAAAACAGCAAACTGGTAATAGTAGTAATAAAGATGACTTAACTAAAAGTCTTATAGAAACAAATAAGATTCTTGTTAAAATTCAAAAAGAACTTATGAGAAGTTCTGCATTGAGATCGCAAGGTGGAAGAGGTGAAACTGATAGAGAAAAAAGAAGTGCATCTAAAGCAAAACTCAATAAAGAAGAGAGTCAATTAGAAAAATCATCTAGAAGAATACAAAAATCGGTAGGTGAAAAGTCAAATGAAGCTTTAGCACCGGTCAAGGGAATCTTTGGTCGTATTATGGACTTCATTGGAACTCTTGCACTCGGAATTGCCGCAAATGCAATATTTGAATG